TTTCTTGCAAAGATGTAACGACACAACAAACCAAGCCAGGCAAAGCAATGCAGGAACAGCCGACACAAAACCGGCACATACCAATGCAGAAAAAGCCAAGGAAGCATGAGCCATAAGGCACACCTGACGGTTGGTAACTACGGATTCAAGAACACACGAGAACAGTTGATTCTCCTTTTCACACCACACACTGAAAGTGGATTTTTTTGCCTCTAATACAGGCAAAGTAGCTGTTTGATTTTTCATTTTGGAAGTCATTTAAAATGAAACAATATGTTGATTATTACGGGAAGGGAACAAAAAAAGTTCCGCTCCCCGTTGACTTCCACCTTGAACAGGCAGTGGGCGCATTAACGCTCCACACGGGACGGAACTATATGATAATCCATGGGCATAAAAAATGCCAACGGCTATGTTGGCGGTACTGTCCGCCTGTTCAAAATGGAAGTCATTGCAAAGATGGGGATTATTTTTTAATCCACAAACTTTTTGGTAACTTTTTGGAGAATAAATACCTAAATAGTTGAATAAAAACTTGTTTCATTGAAAAGTATATCATTATTTTACGATTTACTTTTAAAACATCAATATTATGGTATCATTAACTAGAACATTTCACCCCATAGGATTTGGAGCATTCTATACTGAATGTCATAAAACAATTGATAAAGAAATAAATATAGTATATGACTGTGGAACAATAACAAAAGATGTAAATTTAAAAAACTATATAGAAAATCTCTATGCAAAAGATAGCACTATTGATATTCTATTTATTTCCCATTTCCATGCTGACCACATAAATGGTATACCTTACCTTAAAGAACGTTGTAAAATAAAAAAAGTTATTATACCATATATACCTGAAATAGACAGACTTTTATTCGTTTATATCAACAAACTAAATGATTTTTCTCAACTAATTATTAACACTGAAGAATATTTCGGAAAAGAGACTGAAGTTATTAGAATCAAACCGGAACAAGAAGATGAATTAAACAATAGCTTTCAAAGTGATTCTGTCAACCATGAAAAAAAAAATACCAATATTCCAAGTGGTACCCCTATTAATATACCATTAACAACATCTCACACAAATTCACAATGGTACTTTATCCCATTCAATTTTGATTATACAAAAAATATAACAAATTTAAAAACAATACTACAATGCAATGGCCTAGAATATAATAATTTAAATGAAGAGAATTACATTATAGACAATTTTCAGACTATATCTAAAACGTATCGCGATACGTTAAAAAGTAATACAAACGACTCATCTATAATTCTTTTTTCTGGTACGACATATAACACGAAACCATCATTATTCTTTATATCTTATTGGAAAAATAAAATTAAAAATGGAAACGTTGATATGTTAAAAAGATACTATTGCTTATCACTTCCTAACTGTATTTACTTTGGGGACGTTTCCTTAAATTCCAAACGTATCTCTTGTTTAAAATCTAAATTAAACAAAATCGATCAAACTTTTTGGAAAACAATCCAAACAATTCAAATACCACATCATGGTTCTAAAAACAACTTTAATTCTGCTATATTAACTCCCTATTTGACATGTATCATTTCATGTGATTTCATCCATTTCAAATCTCCATCGTGTTCTGTTATACATGATATTTTAAAATCAGGTTCTTTGCTAAAGGTTGTAACACATCAGAAACACACCCAATTTACCGAACATGCAGTTTATTAAAAAAACGGCCGCCATCTCCCGTGTCGTCAAACATCAAACCGTGTCACTCCGTAGAGCAATTAAGTTTTTGGAAAGGCAGCCGTAACTTTATCACAAAAGTTGTGACTTCTACAATATCTTAATTATTGGGCATAAAAAAAGCCCATCAAAATACGAGCATTAACCGCGCTCTACGTACTTGACGAACAAGTTTGATGTTTGACTCCGCAAATATGAGGATTATATTTGAGAGTGCCAAACTTTATTTAAAATAAATCCTGCTGTTGTGGGATTTTAGTCGATTCTTTATAAAAAAGGATAATGTCTATTTTAACATTATCCTTTTTCATTTTATATATTAAATAAATATATTTGCAGCATGAAAAAAGCCCTACATTATATAATATCATATTTTGGAGCTGCTTGTTTTTGCTGCGGTTTATTAGGATGCATATTCAAATGGATATTCAAACTTTTATCCTATACTCCTTCAGCTACCTATATAAAATGTTGCATAATCTTATCCATATTAGTGGGATTAATATTTACAGTTTGTTGCTATCATCCCAAAAAAATCAAATAGATTTTTCATCCGTACTATCTGAATCCGATTTTGTAAATGAAGTTCCCAATTGCTTTATCATATCTACAATAGCTGTTGGAGCTTCTATTTCCATATTATCTAATTTCTTACTCAATTTTTTTATAGTCTTACGTTTTGTTCTATCATTTAAAAATTCATTAACCGTCTTCACCATTTTAGAAAATGTATCTCCGATTGTGGGTGATTTCGCTTCAACATGAAAGTTACCTACATTAATAGAAAATGTGCCTCCCTTAATAAACAGTACTATAAGTCCTATAATCGTGATTCCTTCTGGAGATTGAGCAAATACTAATATGTCACCAGGTGATTGTACAGACATCTTCATTTTTATGTCTTGTGATGTAAGTCCCAAACCATTTTTTGAAGAATAATCATTAAATAACTCCATTAAATCACCGACTAAAGTAAAATCATCAGCAGACAATGTATCTTCTTGTCTCACTCTTAGGACAAGATAGGTCATATCTCCTTTAGTATAGAAATCGTTTAAGAAGTTATCTACATATGAAGCATAGGACTTAATTTCTGAAATTATATGTCTTGAATTGAACATCAACTGTAATTCCGCTGGCAAGGAATGACGCATTGATGTTCTTAACCACTTTACATTTCTTCTTTTTGCAAAAGGGCAGCCCAATGCCGCATGAAGATTCATCTTTTCCTGATATAGTTCACTCTCTATAACTCCAAAAGTAACTTTATAGGAAGAAGAAGCTGGTACGATAACAATATCACCCACTTTCATTTCACGCGCAAAACGAAGCATCTGTGAAGCAGGATAACTTGTATTGCGAATATTTTCCCTCCTGCCTTTCAACATTTCTTGCAATATTTTTCTAGCAGTTTTTTCTTTTTCAGGGAGATGATTTAAATCATCAACAGTTATTTCATTATATCCGATTGCTATGAAATGTTTATCTACATATTCATCATAATAATCGCCTCCCATTGTTCGAACCAACCAATAGTTTGTTCCATCTTTTATAGGTTCTATGTACTTAATCAATTTTTCAACATCAAAATTCTCCATTCCAGACAAATATGGCGAATCCCTTATCAAAACGCGCCCAAAGGTATTAGTGTAACCTTAACCCGATTTTACGGATTACGTCTTGAAAAGGGATTCATGTCCTGTTTTACCAGTATTTATGTCACTAAATTTGAGGGCACTGCAAATATAATGATAATATCTGACAGCGCAAAGAATTCAAGATTACGAAAATAGAGACAAATACCTATCCATAATGTGCTTTATCATCAGCTTTATAGCATCCATAATAGCAAGAATGATATAATAGAACCGGCAACATTTTTTCAAGCAATCGCATTTTTAATGCGTTCCCTTATCGCAATTCTATTGCGTTAAACAAAAAATTCCGCTTTCCCCCTGCGGTGGCTTGCAGACACGGCCTCCAAACAAAGAGCAGGAGGTTGTGTCTGCAAGCCACCGCAGGGGGCGACACGCAAAGGCACTCCATCCCCCGAATCGAGGTATAGAGCACCTTTTCAGACTTTCTAACGCATTATCTAGCGCCAAAACGGACAAACTGAATCTGCGGTGTCATATCCTTAACAGGCTGAATATTTCCCTGCAACTTCATCGGTTGCAAATCTGCTGAGGATTCATGCGGTGTCGGTGTATTGTCCGTCACTTCATAGATTGTTGGTAATTTAGTAAAGCTGTCCACAATAACTAACCATCTATGCCAACAAGTATCAGAAGACAGTGAATCCATATGAAGAACCTCACCACTCAAGGAATACAAACACATATTCACTAAAGTCATCAAACAACAAGTATAAGAGATATCCGCTGCAACAAAATAACGATTACGGTCTTTTCTCGCACAAGCCAAAATAAGCCCACCACTACCACAACAAGGGTCGTATATGCGTTTATCATTATCCGTCTTATCAGCTTTATCAACAGTAGGAATATATACCAATTGTGCCAGCAAATTCGCAACAGGCCGAGGAGTAAAAAATTGCCCGCTACCTGCATTTAAAAGATTTTGTTCAAACCAGCCATAAAAGGGGTCCTGTAATTCTTTACGTGTCATTTCATCCACCAACGAAGCAAAAGCCAAAGAAAAATATTGTAATTCATCCCGACTATATTTCTTAATCGTCTTAAAATAAAGTTCTTCTGCTCTCCCCATCTGCAAACAACAGACTATAATCTGTAAAAAGTCCTCAAACACCTGTCCTTTATCGTATTTGTGCGCCAACATATTCAAATACGTTCCATAAGGCTTCAAATCATTGTTTTTCATAGACCTGCAAATTAGAGAACACAAAACAAATCGGGAAAAAGTTCAAAGGGTCATTCTCTTCCGTATCCGCTTCATCAACTTTCGGTGTCCGTTGCTTGGGCTGTCCCCATAGACAAAGGGCGTGCTCACCTTTACGAATTTTCTTACCCTCGCTATTCCATTGCTTCAATGTTTTCAACTCACAATGACCCGACTGGGCATAAACAGTCTTTAACCCCTCGTTTATACATTCTATCTGCCCCATCTTCACCAATACTTTAATCGGTTCAGAGAGTTGTTTCAAAATACTACGTTTTTCCTGTATTGTTTTGGCATTTTCAAAATAATTTCCCATTTTTGCATAAGATTTTAATGAGTGAAACTTTTGTTTTACATCACCCTCCTGCATTGGTGCAACAATGCAGGAGGATTTTTTTTATAAAAGGTGTTCCAATTCTGTCCGCAAATTATTCTCAACCTCTTTTAATTTACTATTAAGGTCTTTCCCCCAATCTGCCAGAAGATTTTTAATTGCTGTCGGATTATGAGTAACAATGCTCATGCCCCTAGCATCAACCAATGTCAGTTGCGCTGTTTCCTCTTCATGCTTCAAGACAAAAGCCTGTAACTGCTTGCGTTTGCTACGAATCTCAGAATATTTGTTCTGCAACATATACACCCTTTCGGCTTTATCAGTCAGTTCATCAATACTCATTTTTTTACTCTTAGGAGCAGCTTGCTGTGATTCTGTTTTTTCCGTCTTGACTTTAGCCTCCGTTTTAGTTTTTTTCTCCTTAGGTTGTTCGGGGAGCGTAGGCAAAAGAATAAGTGAAGCATTCTCAATTGCCGTTTCTTGTTTGTTAGCCACTTCTTTTGTGTTTCTCATCACTACTGCTTTTGCAGTTTCCACACTCTGTGCATTTTGATTTGCATTCATAATTAAAATTTTAATGAGTTAAACATTTGTTATTATTAGGAGTTAAACAGCATAAAGAGTGCAACCTTTATGCCTTATCCTTACAATACAAAGATACTCATTTTATAGTTAATACGCAACAGCAAAATACCATACAACAAACTATAAATCAATACATTATACATAAACACAGTTTATAAAAGCACAATAAAAAGCCATAAAGCCCAATCATTTTTTTTATGAGTTGAAAATCAAAAAACATACAAACGTCTAACCCACATCTTTAAAATAATCCATTTTTCGCCTAAAGATTAAAAATAGTTAATAATCAACGAATTACCTATCTTTTTCAAGCATTTACGACCATATTTTTTTCAGTTTTCCAGCGCTCAAAAAAATGATTGCCTATTTACCAAGCATTTACAGCCTTTTTCACCCGCACTTTGTGCGGAACTAGCGAAGCGTACCCCCCACCGCGCTATCGAAAAAATCATTACCCACCCCCAAAAAGCAGCGGAATATGTAACTTATTATTACCAAGCGGACGGTATGCCGCAAACTAGGACAAAAAAAACCGCACATCATATGATGCACGGTAATGAGATATACACTTCGGTAATCTCTACAACGCGGAAGTAACAAACAGGTTGATATGGGTATGTGGAAATTTCTCACAACCGATACACAAGGTATCAAACGCATCGGAGCCATCGGTACGCCCTTCAAGCCGGTCCTCCTCCGTTTCCGCCAGCTTCTCACCCCGTTTGTCCTTGCCCCCATTGTACACACCTGCCGTCTGGATGGATATCAGCAGATCTTCATTATTCTGCTCGTTAAAGAAAGGTATAAGATTCGCCTGTCCGGACAACATACGGTTGACCAGCAGATATTTCTCAATGTGACTCATAGGCTTGCCTATATACACTTCATCCACCTGCCAGCCACGCTTGCGGAACTCATGCGCAATAACCCACCTAAAATCCTGATCATTGACTGCATAATTGGAACCCAATGCCGTACTGTCATAGTAAAACACCACCTTCTTACGCTTGTGATGCCGGTAATAAGTACAAAAATCATCCACCAGTTCAGGCAACTTACGTTCGTACTTTACAAAGAAGGACTTGAGCACTCTCAGCTTGCGCCCCTGCGGCTGTCCTGCCACCAGCCAGTTGATATTCGCATTGTAATCGAAAGCTATGCAGATGGGCATTTTGGGCTCCACATCGGCATCAGCCAACGAAGTGGGAACCTTGAGCTTGTCAAACTTGTACTCCAAACTGTCAAGGTAGGAAAAGTTGGTAGCACTGTACTTGTGACCGGAACGCAACGAAGAATAGAATCCGTCACGGGTGATGCCTATGCGCTTGCACAGGATAGCCGTCATGAAGGTCAACGGAGGCAGGTCACGTTTCATGTCATTAACCCACTTCTCACCCAACACCTGCATGTTCCAGATACTTGAATATTCCTTGTACATGACCGCCACGGAACGCATCCGGCACAAATCACGTGAAAGAGTACGGAGATAAGAACGCAGATAAGCAGGTATCTCCTTACCTGCCGCAACCAGCTTCTTGATTTTATCTTTGGTCTTCCATATTTCAAAAACAGCGCCCTGTATCACCTCAATCAGTTCGGGATCACACTTCTTCTCATAATCCAGGAACCAAGACCCTTTTTTAGTGACCGGCATATCAGAGGAGATCAACATGCCATGGTGAAAAAAGTGATGCCCGAAGTGCTGCTTGTTACCACGATTGGCCGGAAGTGTCTCATCCTTCAGCTGTTCGAAGTCAATAAACTTGGCTTCGTCAATATCCAGTGCGTCATAAGAATGCGAGTTGGATGTACCGCTCCGGTCCTGAGAAATGATATAGCCGATTGATCCGTTATACAAGGATAGAATATTCTCCCAGTTATCGGGTTCAAAAATAGGCTCACCCCACCCCCATGACTTCGGCGGCTTGCGACCGACACACCAATGCAGGTCACGCTTAAATCCCCAGTTCTCCCAATGTATCAGCATGGAGGGCAACGTATTAGTCAAGACACGCTTGCAGTTGGCACCGACAAATCCTGTAATGGAACCGGGCATACGCTGCATGTTGCGCAAATTCCATGCCGCATGAATCAATCCTTTCCCGATACCACGACCACCCACAATCACCGAATCTTTGGCCGCCGTGTACATCACTTCCTGCTGAGGGTCATTAAAGTATTGTTTCATTATTCTTTCGGTTTAGGATTAAAGATATCATCTTCATTGAACTCAACCTCTTCAAAGTCCACATCCTCAATATCGTCAGACCAATATTGTTGAATCTTTGATTTAATTCTATCCCGGACATTAGGAATAGGCTTGATGCCAAGCACGGTCGGATCATCCGTCGGCTCGAAAGGCTGCACTATAATCTTATCATAACCTTTGTCCAAGATGTCTTCTTTATCCAACTGGGTGTATTTGCCATAATAATTGGCGGCAGCCCCCATGGCGCGCGCATCCTTGATACGCCGGGCCATTTCGAAGGTCTCATCAATCATCTGGCAGAACTTGTAGCGATGGTAATCCTTGGTTGTCTTGGCCAGATCACCCAACAGACGCTTGATAATGCGTACATCATCGTATGCGGAAGATTTGCTGATCTTGTAGCGATACTCCAGTTCCTGCACAATCTCCAAATCTTTTTTGCGCGGGAACTGTAACCAGTAATTATACATATCCCGGAGCCGGATCAACCGCTGTTGAATCAGTTCTGGAATGCCGTCAGCCGCCATCTCGTTGACATCGGCGAACAGATATTTCTCACATACTTCTATCGTAGCAGGTACAGGCATAGTTATTACAGATCTTCATCAGCGTCCATATTCAACAGATAACCGTTTGTCAACGACACCGCCAACGGACTGCCCACATTCGCCAGTTCGATCTCCTGTCTACGCAGTTTCAGTGCAGTGGATGCTTTGGCGTGATAATACGCCCTGGAAACAGGCGAATTACGGTCAAGGATATCCAGACGCAACGTGTCCGCATCCACATCAAGCAGCACTGCCATATCGGATATAGGGGTCAGCAGAGCCGCCAGCTCGCTGATCCGATCAAGTTGTTCCGTTGAATAGACCATCCAGTTGTATAGCGTTAGTATTAATAATATGAGCGTAACGCTCTCTCAGTTGTATAAAAACAGCGGGATCGGTTGTGATGATTCCGCTCTCGACACGATTGCCCCTTGTCTGATTCTGTGAGGTGCATATCGACACCTGCCACCTTGCATTTTGAATGAGAATCACTTTTGAATGATTTTCAGACAGGTACACTTCATCGAACACATTGGCTATGAAAGTATAAAGATTGACCGTCTTACGGGATGCTTTCAAGTCCGCCAACATGGTAGCCCGGATAAGCTGACCGCGCCGCTTCAAGCGATAGATCCGGCGGAGAAACTCTTCGGAAGTGGAAAAGGTGGAGATGTAAATCTCCGCCGGACCAGTCTCGCTCAGAATCATCTCGATGATGTCGAATAGCTGCACACGGTTATCCAAATACGCTTGCAAGGGTGCTTCGGACAGTGACCGCAACAGTTGCCTAACCTTTTTCATCGGTTGAGATGATCACTCCCACCGCCGCCAGTTCCGCTGCCTGTGTCTCATCCACCACATTACCGGTAGCAATCAGGAAGTCATACCGCTGCTGCACCTTCTGCAACAAGGCAGTAAACTTGCCGGCATCTGTATCCTTCAACTCCGCCAGCTTCTTCTTGTTATCAGACAGATACTTGCGTGCCGCACCCACTTTTTTAGCGATTTCAGCCGGGTCCAGACCGGAAGCATCTTCCGTCTTCGTCACCGGATCACCAGGCTTATAATCATCGTATGCCTGCAGGTTGGCACGATACTTCTTGTCCGCTTCATCAAGCAGCTTCAGGTATTCGTAACGGTCACAAGCCGGCGCCGACTCCATGCCCTTCAGCTGCTCAAACAACTCTTTGATCTTAAACCATAACGCCCCGTTATCCGTCCACAGACGTTGAATCTCAGGGGGAAGGCGGTCATGATCCATACGCCTGCCTTTGGCGACATTCGCCTCCGAGAACTCATCATCCACATCCAGTACCGGGACACCTCCGTCTATGATCCGTTGTGCGGAAGGTATGACCGTGATATTCATCAGTGCGATATCAGATACGGTTTTTCCATCCAAACGGATTTTCAAGTGCTTGCGCAATTCGTACTCCACCTTATCGGCAAACTTTTCCGGCTTGCGGATTACATTCTGAAACAAAATCTTATTACGGTTCAAGGACAACAACAGAGTGGCACCCGCCACCACATCACGCTCAGAAGGCGGTGTATCCAGATAGTCCTGTATTTTATGAGTCAATTTCTCATCCATATATTAAAATATTAAAAAAGTGGCGGCATAGACCAGCCACACCACCACTCCGATTTATAAACTTAAAGAATCAAGGCTCATCCAAAGAAGAATCGCTCCATGCGGAACCGTCCGCACCGGAGATATCCCCATCCTCCGTCTCAATTTTACCCGGATAGAAAGGAGCCGGGCACACATCGGTCGCTTCTATCTCAAGCGTGGTACCGGCCTCTCCGGTTACTCCCTCGCCCAATGCCTGGGCGGGCTTGGTCACTGTCTCGAACTCCTCACACCCCATCACACGGAACTTGCCGTTGCGCTGCTGTACAAGAAAGACCAGATCATCGGCCATCGCCTGACGGCAAAAACCCGCCGCATCTTCTTCAGTACCCGGATGCTTGATCGTGCATTTGTTCAAAGACGTGGTGCTCGGACGTTCTCCCTGCACCTCGGTAGTCACATTGGATTTGGCGGACAAGGAATTGATCGTAAGCCACTTCTTTTCCGCCGCCATCGTGAAATTACCCTTGTAAGTCGCCAACTCTCCCATGCTTTTCACCTCTTCGAGTTTGGGCAGTTTGGGCCAAGCTGCAATATTGGATTTCTTCTGAAAGAAAACCTTCGGACGGATGCCCGGAAGCACCGTCTGACCGTCACACCAGTTCAGTGACTGGTAAATATCCGCTGTCGTACAATCTTTTGCCATATCACCTCCTTATTTTAGATCGGGGTTGTACCATCAATGGATGCCACCAGCAGACGCTCCTTGGACAAACTCTCGAACTCCACACCGAAAAACATCGTCGCGATAAACTGGAGCACAAATGCCTTGAAGCGTGCCACCTCCACGTTCTCTTCCTCACCGGTCTGATTAACACCCACCAGCATGTTACGCTTGACCGTCATGTGGATGAACGGACTGTTCTTCTTATTCGCCAACGGCACAATGTTCACATTGTCAAACCCCTCGACATAGTACTGCTTGTATTCACGGTTGTACGGGATCGCTCCTGTAGTGCTCTTGTAGTCCTCACAATAGTCGAAAAGCACATGTTTCGGAACAAACAGCTTGACCGAAGACTCCTCGGTCAGCATATCGTCAGCCGCCATGCAGACCGCTTTGAGCGTATCGACGGCATTTTCTTTGGTAATCGCCTCAATGACCTTGTAGTTGCCCAACTCTTCAGAAAGTTTTTTGCCATCCAGCTCTTTTTTAGTAATGGTGTCAAAGCCATTGAACAGATCCTTGGAAGTCTCACCCGAATCATTACGGACCGCATTCCACAGTACCATATTCAGGTTCTTGCCCAACTGGGCGGTCAGATACGCCAGCACCTTACGGGTGATCTCGGTATTCTTCAACGCCTCGCCCTTGGTAATGTCGGAACCCCACATGGACTGATAAATCTTGTTCGGTGAGAAATTACGCACGACAGAACCGAAGTAGGTATACAGGGTGCGCGGATTGATCACCACCTCACTGTTATCCTCACGGGTTTCGGAGTACGGTCCGAACTGCATGTCACCCGACAGTTCACCCACAGTCTCGGCATAACGGATTCCCGGACGTAAGGTCATGTGCTGCAAAGAACGTGATAGCCCCAATACAGGCATCTGCAACAACTCCTTACGGTACTTGCGAGCACTCTTCTGAAGATCCTCGCTGGTAATATTCACGCTAACTTGTGCCATATCAAATATAGTCTTTAACTTCGTCATACATGGATGCAGCGGACACCGCATCATTTTTTTCGTCTTCTTTCACACTCGTGGTGGTAGTGTCACCATCGGATTTTTGCAGGTTCTTGATCTGCTCGTCACGCTGTCTGACCAAATCCTTCTGTTCGCCGACCTCCGTTTCCAGCGCATCCAGCCGGTCATTGACAGCCCTAACCTGTTCCTCGGTGAGTATTACCTTGCCATCCGAGTCCTCCACCCCCTCCACATTCAGAAGGGTGTTGATTTTGGTGTAATCTTTTTTCATTTCGGAAACAATAGAAGGGACGGACTGTTTTTCTTTGGATGAAAACAATCCATCCAGTTTAGTTAATATTTTGTTTAGTAATTTATGACTATCAGCCGTATCCCGCTCACTCCCGGACGCAACCGGCAAAGGGGACAACCCCAGCATATTGACCTTGCCTTCATAAGCGGCAAGATTGAGCTTATCCTCATCGCCCTCGATGATCTCGTCCACAAAACCATACTCCAACGCCTCTTGTGCGGTCAGCCACCTGCCCGCCTTCAGAACATCAAGAATATCATCTACCTTTTTGTTGCACTTGGCCGCATACATGTTCGCCAGTACCAGATCAAACTTGTCGTTCTGCAGCTTGTTCTCCTTCAGCTCATCGATGAGCTGTTGGATCTGGTCAGCGTTATACTGCCCCCAGGCATCCACCCAGTTGCTCACCTTGTGCACCAGGAACAGACAATATCTGGAAATGCACACCTTTTTCGCACCCAGTGCGGCAATAGTAGCCGAACTTGCCACCAGCCCATACAGGTAGGCGGTCACGTTTCCATGATCAACAAACTGCTGACGGATATCCAACCCGTCATCAACCGCACCTCCCAAAGAGGAGATGCGGACATTGACAGGCTTGCCTTTCAAGCCTGCCAGCTGATTGCGGACATACTGCTTGGAGTAGCCCCAACGGCCAATGTAGTCATCTATGTTCAGGTTATAGGTCATATCACATTTTTGATTGCAATATTACACTATACCTTATATATATAAAAATACCTAATCTATGATACGAAGCAAGGGCAGAATGCCTGTATAGGTGGCCACCATGGCACTTCCACACCTGGAAGAGAGGGTATCGGGTATAGTATCTGTGGAGGTAATGAGGGAATACGGGCGGTCACCTGAACCCAGCATAAAATATTCTCCGGACACAGTCCGAAGCCGGAAGCACAGCTTCTTGTTGCCCACCTCGAACCGTTCAGGCAGGAAAACCGCCAGCTTAGATACGAAAACACGCTGTTTGTTCTCGATTTTGTCGCTGACTTCGACCGAAGCCAGTCCGACCATGGGTAACCGCGTAAAGTTTGCGGCCGGTGGAACCAAGGCAAATTGTTTTTTTACAACTGTCATGGCGGTCAGTTCTCGGACTTCACAGTACTCCACGCGGCTGATGTAGTGAATTTCGCTCATAATTGTTCGGTGTTGTTCGCAGTTGTTCGGTGTTGTACAAAAACAGGGGTCTTATCCTCTCTTTTTCTTGTTAAAGAACCTAAAAACATGCCTTTCCGGTTATAGGCATTGCGCATCCGATAGTATTTCTGCCGGACTGTTTCTATGTAGTCAATGTCAATGCCATGCATCTCGCACCAAGCCGCAATTGTCTTGTTCAGCCCCACAGAACTGCTGGTCATATCCCCCAGTTCAGACCAAAGATTGCGCCGGAACAGGTCTTCGATGGATTCAACCACCGCCTCTTTGGCCAACGGACCCAGGTAATTGTACACTGCCGGATCTTTCGCCTTGGAATCAGGGATCACAATCGCGACCGTATCATCGGACGGCATTTCGGGTAACTTGTCCGGTGGCAGCTTCTGCAGAAAGCGCCGTATAACCGAGTTCTCATTGCTCTGTGCCGGAAAACGCACCGGATTGCCCAGCGAATGTGTCAACCACTGAGCCAGGTAATGCTCCAGTTTAATATAAAACACGAAATCTTTCATAATCAAAAGTTTATCTACAAAGATACACATTTTCAGCTGTACATAAAAAAGAATAATCTGAAAAATGCGTTTGGAAAAGTACCCTGGGGCAGGATTTCTTGTATTTTAACAACACGCGTGCATTTGCCCATGAATATATATCGGTACGTTTTTGTTGTATCTTCGGTATAGTTTGATTTGCCCAGAAATTTATGCGTTTTTGCAACCCTGCATTTTTCAATAACAACACACTGTAAACCATCATATTACGAAGACACAAAAACAAAAAAGCATTTTGCAACCGAGTACATAACTTTGTAATCTTGCATCTTTGCGCCAACCTAATTTAAGCGGTTGCAAAGTTTTTGTAGTTTGAAACCGATCCGCAACCGTTTTTGTAGCCGACTTGAAACCGACATAACCTCCTATTTCTTAATTATTTATCTTTCCTTTCCTATTTTGGGTACAAAGTTGCAAAGTTTTAGTACAAAAAAGGAAAAGAGGACGGAGAAACAGCAATCAACCGCCGTCATCGGTTGAAAAATGCAAAGGAACGGTCGGTTATGTATCTTTACATGATGCAGGAAGAATAGAAAAAGGGCGTGTATGTTCCATAACCGAACATACATGCCCATAGGCACAGTAATACAAGGTTGCAATTATCCAAGTCTTTTTTTGCGGGGGCGGGGGAAAAACTCCGTCCGACGAATTTTGGTATAGTCAGCATTGAGATCGTAACATCGCCAATGCCCTTCGCTGCGCATGAATTCGCCAACGGTGACGAGCATCCAGCGCAGCTTCTCTCCATCAGCCCTCAGGTTCATGCGCTGCCCAGGCTGCATCTCGGCCAAGAAGTTATATAGCTTCAGCATGTATTTTGATGCCTCTTTGTCGGTCATCAACGCGTGAACATATTCGTCTGAGTGCTTAATGAGGTCAGAACGGATTTCCGGAGTCATCATCTTCTATGTTTGCATTAAAGTTAAGCTCGTCAATGGTGCTTCCAACCGACTGAAGGTATATCATATCTTCACTCTTGCCGTCAACCTTGCGCGTGATACGGTCGGAACCGTTGCGCATACTCTCCGGATTCAAGGTTTGAACGTAAGGACATAAGGCTGCAAAACCCTTGAGCGCCTTGGTAAACCTCTGCATAGACCAAAATGTATTTGTCACCTTTGCGAAATCCTTGAAATCATCGTATGCCTTTTTGCGGACAATCAACCTGTCTAAGTTACCACTGTCCTTTGCAAAGTAAGTATTCGCCCACGCCTCGAAATTGTCGCCCATATCCGCCTTGTGCTTGCGCTTCATGATGTTACCCATGGGCGGTTGTATCTTAATACCGGAATGGACGGTGCTCAGATAGAACTGAAGGCAGCGGGCAAAGAAATTCAAGTCGGCATTCCACTCAGATTCTGTATAATCCGTTTGAGAAAAGAGATTTTTGCCGAAATCATCATAGATTGAACGAGTCTCTAAGTAATCGTTTTCATCGGTTTTTTGGTGGTAATAATCAGAAAATACCGTATATATCAACCGGGCATCGGAACTGGAGTCGAAGTTGCCCGGCACGTAATTCGTGCTGAAAGCGAACTTCGGGCTGCTCTCAAACTCGATATAGAAAGAATGGTTGTTTTTCGGGTTGACTGTCATACCTCCTGTGATACTGTCGTAAAACAAACCGGTATCCAAGTAACGGTGACAGTCATCAACGATGATGAAGTCGGTGTGCTGGTTGACTTGCTCAAACACGTGGTTATTATCCATCAGTTTCGGATTTCGTCCGGACAAGACTACAGTACGAAGAAACTGTTTCAGGGAAGTCAGGAAAAAGGACTTGCCCGAACGCCCATTGCACTGCCCCTCTTCGCCAATCTTGTTGTCCATGGCATACACCGCCCATGCCCGTGAGGGCGACTTGTAGCGGTGCAGGTTATAGCCAACCGCGAAGATCTTATTCACGAAATTCTGCTTTTGTTCATGAATCTCTTCGGCACTGAGTAATGGACCGGCCAAGTCGAATTTATGCTCCGCCCGGTAGGCGGCCGCCTGGTCCTGGTCTTTGTCCGCCCACAGTTCTTCTAACTCCTTGCGCCAATGAACACGACTGGAGTTGATAAGATAATCCATGTAGTGACTGTCATGTGGGTTGACGGTTACATCCCAACTCCCATCAGCTGCCCGTTTGATCGTGAAAGGCTCCGGCAGCACTTTCACCTTGTGGGGGATGATGTTGTTCGTCCAAACGTACACACCACCTGCCTCTTTGACCTCTTCTATGCCGAAACCTGTAATCTTCCAGTTCACATTGTCGAAGAACATGGTCTGGCTGTTGAACGTGTGTGCGGTGAAATTCAGGTCAATCTCATCGAGCATAGACAAGCCGCTGCCTCCAACACGAGGAGAATCCAGAATCAGATTGCGTATATCGACAGGCAGGAACCGACGCATAGCGTCACTCTTCAGGAACGACACAATATCGCCAGCCTTGATCTCGCTGACCTTGAATCTGTCCACATGCACATAGCGGGGCGTATCGCTATTATCATCCTTCAGAATGTAATAGCCGTTCAGTCTGAGAAAATAATGTAGGTATGACGAGTTGATCGTATAGGTCTTGTTGCCGTTGCGCTGCCCGATTTTCTCCTCCCAGTACTGGGCAGGCATAGCCAGTGCCAGCAAGTTGCGGAAATCCTCATTGAACGGGTGCAGTTCTACATAATCACGGAAGTCCTTGCGCGGCTTGCCCCGGCGGTCACGGTACCGTCCCAAGGATTCGGGCAGCCACACGGTATAAATGTGCAAAAATTCCAAAGCCAGTTCCGTGCCCTTACGGATGCCTGTACTATCAATGTCGGGGATATTATAGAGACGCTTCACGTATTTCATGATCTCTTTAATTTCATCAGACGTGATCTTTTGTGTCTCACTATTGAACCACAAGGGATAATACCCCAACGCCCGGACACACAGCGCATCACGCTCACCTGAGCAGATGAACGCCTCTTCGAGCTTCTGCGATATGTAAGGCTTGCCCTCATTGGCCGGATCATCAAAAAACTGCGTCTCTTGTGAGGCGTTCCATTTCGCCCAAGCAGCCTTCAGCTCGTACAGCCCATTGGTATAATACCGGGGTTTGACGCCATCAGGCGTATAGCTAAAACGCCACTGCTTGTCCGGATTCAACGGCTCATAAATCTTGTAGAAAGATTTTTCGCTCTCCGGCTTGCCGTCCGCTCCGGGAATGACACACTGACGCATCAGAATCGGGTAAGTCGGTGTGGTGTATTTGGTGGTCACCTCGCGGTTCTTGACGTAGCTGATTGACTTGGCCACATGCCAATGCAACGCATCGCAATGCTCCTGTTTCACACGAGGGCCCAGTATGGCAAGCTGCTCAGGAGTAAACGCTTCTTCAAGTTCGAAGAACCGGGAACCTTCAGCTTCATCAGCCGAAGCCGGTCTCTTGCGGATATCAGGCTTGTTGACGGAATGCTTCAGTTCATCGGAAACATTATAGCGCGCAGCCAACAAGACAACGGCCTCGCCAAAACTGACGTGCTCCTCCCTCATGCAAATATCAATCGGGCTGGTAGCCGTTCCCTGGTCACCAAAATCGGTCACCTTGTAACAATCACCGTATTTGCGTATGCATGCGGACGCATCGTCTTCGTCCGGACGAATCTTAAATTTCTTACGGTTATCAACACATCCCTCGGCCTGTGGATAATAATACAGAATGATATCCAGACCATCATGAGAAGCGGCATATATATCTGAAGCTTTTATCATAGAGTCTTATATTAGCGGTACAAAATTACAGAGTTGCATTTTTTTCGGAAAGACCAGCCTCTCCCCCTGCCTTTAGGGGAATGTCATAGTCTCTCTTGCGAATGTTATGCGTGCCTGCATAGCAGTGTCCGTATCCGTCCCAGAACACGCGCCTGTTAGTCGGAATCCGGCACATCACTCCATTCACCAGTTTTCGCTTGAGCACACGAATGGCACCTGTCACCTTACGGACCTCGCCGGAATGGTCGGTAAGAAAGAACCGAGAGAAGGACACCCCCTCGGGTTGTGCCAGCTCCCATTCCCGGATAGTATATAGTCTGTATTGATTCATCATCAGAACTTTGTTTTTAGCGATTTGAATTATAACATTTCCAGAATCTCATCATAGGTTATTTGCCCTTTTCGCCTTTCCGGTGTCCCGACCAATGCCATACGTTCCCTTTTCCTTTCACAGAAATAGCTGCGTACACACCGGCGGAGATAATTGTAAGGATCAATTGTGAACAGTTTCTTTTCACACACACCTGATATTACACGGGTGATGATACTTTGCCATGCTTCCTTTATAACATCCTGGCTGTTAGTGAATCCTCCTGAATACATATAGCCTTTGATCTTTGATTCGTAAGTGGTAAAGGCTGATGTCATTTCCTCCATATCACTTTTTTCATAAAAGTCTATCATGACTTCGGCTATACGGACAGCCTCGCGATAGCGTTGGACCAGATCTCTTTGGGAAGAACTGTGTCTGAAAGGTATTATAACTTTCTTGCAATAATCCCCGCGTGTCATCAAAACCGGTTTGCTATCTTCCGTCATAATGACTATCCCTTTTATGGAATCAGGGGATACCTCATGCTCAACCGCATACAGGAGCCTGCCTAAAGTGAACCGATACATATGCTTCTGTTTTCTTAGCAAGTAACGTCCATCAGAACCGGGTCTTATCAGTCTTCCGGTGTTGGTGTTCCATAATTCACCATTCCTGCTTATCTCGTAGTGAAATCCATGAATAAGATACCGTTGGTTTTTATCTAGTGTATTCATTTTTAATCAGTTTTGAGAGTTATTTTATCACATCTGTTAATCGGTGTTTTTACTTCTTTCCCATACCACGAACACCAATAATATGGCTGAAATAAATTGGGTGAATGCGTGCAATATTTACATCTTTCACACAGGTGGATTCCATTCATTTTTAAATTTTTTGAGTATTAATTTTTTTCAATGAAAGTATTGGTTGTATTCAACACTCCGGCTGAATCTTGACTTTTGCCATCTCTTATGAAGATTCCTTCTTCTTTCAGCCTTTCATAATCGATTTTATTCATAAGAATAACACTCGCATTGCCATCTATATACAGTTTGCATTGCATGAATTGAGTTCCTTTTACTTCCTCAATTACGTCTATTTGCATTGTTCTTTTTTTACTCATATCTATATCGTTTTGAATTATTTTTTTATAACTACCGCCATTGTACTAATAGATGTGCCACTCTCTTTAAACTCCCCCGCGCTGATTTCAAACACTTCTCCATGTACTTCTTTCAGCCAGTTTCGGAAATCAATACATTTCTTTTCCGAAGCGAATTTCCAGTGTTGGCTAGTTATTGCCGCAAGGGTTCCACCTTGCTCCAAACGTTCATACATAAGCTTTACATGAGCTATATCCTGATTACCGGAAAATGGAGGATTGGCAATAATCTTAGTGTAATGCCCTACACTGTCTTTCGTAAAATCTTCATCAAGCAGTATCACATTTTCCAACGAATGCAAAAACTCTCTGTTTTCCGGCATCAGTTCATAGCATTCCACTATTACAGAAGGACAAGCTCGATGAATGGCTTTAATGAGAGCACCGCGGCCGGCACTCGGTTCCAGTACCGTATCATTTTCATGTATTCCGCCGGCAAGCATAACCAGCCAGTCCGCCACCTCAGCCGGCGTTTCAAAAAACTGGTATTCCTGCTGAAGATTACAGCGCTTCCCTTCTTTAAGAATTGAGAACACCCTCTCCGGATTGAACGGGAATGTAAACCCTTGAGCCTTTCCACCCTGCCAAGATCCGCCGGCTTCTTCAATCCATTTCTTAGCCTCGGCATACGATTTCTTATTGAACTGCACATTGGGAAGTTTCAACAAACCGTTCTCCAAGGTACAATGCCGCAGTATCTCTTCAACGCTCCAGTTCTTCCCACTGTCAGCTGTACCTTTCTTGCTTTCTTTATTCTCCTCAATGCCTAACAATCTGTGTAATGATTTTTGTACACCGATAGCAATGGAGGCATTGACTGACATCCACTCCAGTATGGCTGTCAGAAACTCGGTGTCTACATGTCCAGTCTCGTCATAAATGGTTTCCTTGTCAATCAGGGTCGGAAGCTGCTTAAATGGTTCAAGGCTACCATGTAACGTTTCGATTAAAATCTCTTTTTTGCTCGTCATAACTCTTTTGTAAATAAATTCTTGTTGTGTCTACACTCCCATGACCTAAAAGATCAGCCAGTTGAATAACATCTTTGTTTTTTTTCAGGAACATTTTAGCGAAAAAATGACGAAAGGCGTGGGCGTGCATCTTCCTTGAATCAATACCGCAATGTTTTCCCCATGCTTTCAAGTGCTGGGAAAAGCCCCGCTGTGTGATCGGACCGAATCTCCCTACCGCAAAAATCCCGGTTTTACCATGTTCCTTAGCATAAGCCTTCGCTTCTTGCTGTAGCTGTTTTTGAAAGAAAAATCGACGGTACTTGTTACCCTTCCCTCTTAGTGTTACCTCCCCGGATATAATGTCTTCCCACGTGAACTGCTGGAATTCTGACAGACGGGCACCCGTTGTACCCAATACTTTGATAAAAAAGTAGTAATCCTTGTTGGATTTCGTTTTCAGAAAATCCAGTAGGCGGTTGTACTCCTCTTCTGTCGGGACATTGTTTACATCGAGCTTGCGCTTCATCTTAGGTCGCTTAAGCTCTATCGGTTTTTTTAGCCATTTAGAAAATTTTTCCAAAGCGGTGATACGTAGACGGATAGTCTGTGGGGATAATGATTTTTCTTCTAAAGTCCGTATAAACCGCTTGCAGTTTTCCATATTGATCTCATTCACATATTCAAAGTATTGCTTCAAGGATGTATAATAAATATCCACTGTATGTGGCGAATAATCATTGTTGTCGGTCAACCACACTATAAAATCATTCAACAGTTTTCTATTCTTCTCCGAAATGGCATCAAGTCTTTCTAACGTCTTTATTTTCTGCTCTCGGCGGTTATATCCGATTTTAAGGTGATGTAATAAATCACAAATGGCTTCACTCATCAATGGATAACGTGCCCCAATATTGGCATTTTCACGCTTATAAGCCAGATAGCTACGACGATTGACATCTTCGGCACTTTCAAGAAAATCCGTTACATATTTGATATATTTACCGATGGTATCATAAGTCCTTCTTGTTGTATATAAGTAGGAAATATAATCAGTTAATATCTTCTGCCTGTCACTATTCATGCTTATTTATTTCTTTTTTTCCTTTTCATGATAGTTATTTCCTTTCTTCAAACATCCACTCTGACCATGACCACATATATAGATCACGTGTACCACTTCCTTCATTATCTGTTAAAACATATCTTCCGTTTTCACTAATATGTCTTACAGTAAGCTCTTCACCACAATGCTTTTGCATATTATAGCAAAATACATTCGTATCATTGTCGCTTAGTACCAAACCAAAACTATCTTTATTCTGATTATACCACTCTATAGATTTGATACGAACTTTATCGCCAATCTTATATTTACTCATAATATAATCTTTATTTCATTTGATTTTGATGCCAGTAGGCAATCAACTCGCCCACGTTACGCACCTTGATTTTTGCTTTAATATTTTCTCTATGCCGATTAACGGTACAAGGTGATATGTGCAATTCTGCTGCGATATCGTCCGTCTGGTAATTGGATGCTATTAACCGAAACACTTCCATCTCACGTTCTGTCAATGAAGTATTCAACTCAGGACGACATATTACCCCCTCATGCTCACACTCGCCCCGAAGAGGACATTTAACCTCTTCGAAAACAAATAGGCCATCTCTGTTTATATCTAAATTATGCTGATCATATTCGCCGAAATTACAGCGTATGAATCGATGAACAACCCGGAATTCATAATACCAACGATTCATTGTACTGCTTGAATAAATCTGCATCAAACGGGTATGTGCTTTAGGGTATCGATCTCGAATAACTGATAACATGCACTCTATCGTCGGGCGGTTGTTCTCATCCAAAACCACAGCCGGCCGCCCTAACTCCTTCATCATAACATCCCCTTCGGGGGTGTTGTAGAACTCTATGTTGGCTATCTCATTCATCTTTAGATGGGAACAATTCTTCAACACTCATACCAAGATATTCGGCTATGATTTTTTGCTTAATAGGAGCAGGAGGATTCAACCCGTTTATCCACCTGTACACCGATGCCGGAGTAGAGCACGTGATTTCTGCTAACTTTTTAATAGTATCCATCTGCTGATTCGGCAAGCTCTTCATATAGTCTGTAAATACCATAATTGATAAATTATTAAAGTTTTATATTCGTTTAATATCACTTTTTACTAACTTAGCTACGTGAATTTATTAACACAATGCAAATATGATAACTATATTTATCATACACAAATAGAATGATATTTATATTTATCATGTTAACTTTTATTATATATATGATGATAAAGCAACGCTTACTTGACATCTGTGAAGCTCTAAATATATCAGCTAATCAATTTAGCATTGATATAGGTATGAGCAGATCATACATAGCTAATTTAAAAAAGGACATAACAACAGAAGTACTGCTAAATATATATGTCAAATACCCTTCAGTTAATATCATGAGGATTATTACTGGAGAAGGAGATATCTTGCTTTCCAAACAAAATTTGCAGATTGACAATTCTTTTTTTTTAGAAAAATATAATCAGCTTGAAATCGAGAACAAGAAATTGCTTTTGGAAGTGGGAGAACTAAAAGGTGAACTCAAAACAATTAAAAAACATGCCCAAGTGGAAGACAATGCAATATGTGCCGATGCAAGCGGATCAGATTTGGAGAGATAG